TGTGGCTGCAAAAGTAGGCCCTGTTCCAGAGGTTGTTTTTACTGTTACGGTAAAAGCTCCACTTGTTGCATTTTCAATAATATAGGTTTTTTCAACACTATCAGGAATAATGACATTGACATTTGAAGTGATGGTTCCTGTTAATTTGATGACTTTGTTTTTACCATTGGATAATGCACCATTAGTATACGCTAAAGTTGCTCCAGTGGTCGCATTCAGGGCTACGGCATCATAGCCACCAATTGCTTGTTCTAGAATTAGTAAGTTGGTATTTGTAATTTGTCCCCAAGTTCCCGAATTTTCTCCGGTTGCCTGTACCGTTAATTTTAAACTTGCTGATGTAGTATTTGGCATATTTTATATTCCTTAAATTATTCGATATTAATAAATTTAGACATTACTGTCAAGCAACCTCTTTCCATGGAGAGGCTGTACCAGTATCAACTTCTACCCAGCCACTAGTTGTGCCAGTATTGACATTTGTATAAGTCGTTGTTGAGCCAGTATTTACTGGGTTCCAAATAACGAATTTAAATGTTCCTTCTGCAACTGTCAAATTAATTCCATTTACAAAAACATCTGCATTTCCTGTAACCTCTACATCATTATCTTGAACGGTTAACTCTTGACCGGTTACATTGACATTAGCTTCTGCAGTTACTGTTAAATCTCCTTCTGCAGCAGTTAGTGCTTGACCGGTTATATTGACATTTGCATCTCCAGTGACATCTGGAACATTATCTTGAACTGTTAAATCTTGACCGGTTACAGTAACATCAGCGTTTGCAGTGACAGTTACACTATTTAAATTAGCAGATAACAGTTCACCGGTGATATTAACATTTGCATCTCCAGTGACATCTGGAGTATTTTCTTGAACCGTTAATTCTTGACCCGTTAAATTAACGTTTGCATCTGCAGTAACAGATACATCATCTAAGTTTGCGGATAATAATTGTCCGGTTGCATTTACATTTGCATCTGCTGTAACAGTTACACTATTTAAATTTGCAGATAATAATTCTCCAGTTAAATCTACATTAGCAGTTCCAGTAACAGTGACATTATCTAAATTAGCAGATAAGAGTTCACCAGTTACATTTACATTTGCGTCTGCAGTAACCGTTACATTATCTAAATTAGTAGATAATAATTGACCAGTTACATTAACATTTGCATTTGCGTTAACAGTAACGTTGTCAAGATTAGTAGTTAGAGATTGTCCGGTAAGATTTACGGATACATCAACTTGGCCGATGCCCCAAGTACCTGTACCCCAAGTATAATTACCATTCCATCCTGCCACTTAAGACCTCCTTGTTAGCCGGAGATTCTTAATATAGCTGCCGATGTAGTGAATGCTGGAAAAATAATTGTGAAAGTTCCGCTTGTGCTAACTTTATCAGATGTAAAATCTAAAACTGCAACTGCTTTGTTAGTAGCTGAAGTATTATAAATCAATGCACCTCTTGCAGTGATCGTTGCACCTGTAAAAGATAAATCATTAAAATCAACAATCGCAACACCTGATGCAATGGATGTACTTGGATTTGGTTGTACTAATGCTCCACCACCTGCAGTGTAGGTTCCACTATCACCAACTTGACCTGTAGTTGTATATGAAGTCGTCGCTGAGTTTAAAGTAGCTGAAGAACTATAAAGAGCCAACTTGAATTTATCTCCTCCAAATTGGAATTCATGTTGACCTTCTAACAATTCTTTTTTAAAAGAATTTGCAATCGCTTGTGTTATAGCCATAGTTTATCTCCTTATTTGCCTCCGAGTCGAGGAACACCTGATTGATATTCGTCTCGTCTTCGTCTTCCCATTTGTTCAGTTGAGAAGCCTTCTGCTACTTGTTTATATCTTCCTTCATATAATTGCAAGAGATCATTTGGCCCCTTTAGAAAACTAAATGCTTCGACTAAGCATGCATACAAAAGTCCGTTGGGAAAATACTTACTTAGGTATGTTGTTGTATTTGTACTCGATAAACCTGGGTCTTTCAAGATATAATTTAATTGAATTTCATATGTTGAACTTGGCGTTGGGGCTAAAACAATAGTATCTTTATCCCACATACCATAGTATTTAGGCTCTCCCGTTACTCCAGTTGAATTATATTCTGACATAAAACTGGTATCTCTAAATTCTAAAAAGTTTCTAGTTCCACCAGAGCCACCATCTACAATTTGAGCCGATCGAACGACCAATAAATCAGCAGGTACATCAATAAATCTTTGTGAAGCAATTAAATTTGCCGTTGCATATCTTTTGTTATTATCAGAATCCACTTCTCTAAATATTCTCCATTCAGCATCTTCAATAAAACCATCAACAATAGTTGCAGTTAAAACATTTGAATCTGTTTCTGTGTAATCTCTAATTTTTTGTACTAGTTCTGCGTATGTCATTAATTAGTAATCTCCTGACAAGCTTTGCAAGATTTTTTATATCTTGTATGCTCAATACAATGTTTTGGTTTTACTTCCTCGTATAAAACTAAATGAGGATCTTGTTCCTCGATCCTTGACCATTTTTTAATTAATTCTTTAATAAATTTTATCATGGTGATATTGTTACAGGGCCCACGGAGCATCCGTAACCCCCTCCTTTTATATTTCCAATTGTAGCAGTATCTGTATTAACTGTAAAATAAAAAAAGTTAGTAGCTAAATAATCAGTAGATGCATCTCTTACACCACTAATAAATTGACCTGTTCTAATAGTATATCCAGATGGATATGCAATATTTGCTCCTGTAATTCCATCAAAGTCACTAGGGTTTGCATAATTACCACCTACTGTTGGTGCTCCTCTAAAAACATAAGTTGTTGAATCAGTTAAACCATGACCTGGAGAATACACATTTATAATTCCTGATCCTGCTTGATAAGTTTCAAATGGATTTTCTGGTAATGAAACAGTTGTTGCTGGTTCTGTTCTTGCAGGTCTAACATTTAACAATGCAACACCATCTGCTGAAACAGGTTTAGGTTCTAGTTGTGGATGCTTTGCTTCATACTCTGTATAATGAACTAAAGAACCATTCCACTCTTTTACCATTTCTCTGTATGGAAATTGAGCACCTGATCTATCTGATATTGCTATTGCACGTTTACCTGTTGCAAATTTTGACATTAAACTCCTGGGTAATAAGCTTTAGGGGTAATGAAAGTGCTTGAGGCAGATCCATCCTCTTGTAAAGCTCTTTGAAATTCATCTTCGTAAATTAATTTTAATTGTTGAGTTAATTGTGGATTGTATTTCATAGATAAATAATAAGCTAATCCAGAAACCATACATGGAACAAATCTAAATGGTAAATCAGTTGCGTTTGTATAATCTCCAACATCTTGAATTCTATTAATATAATACATATGCATATAATATGCAGCAGTTGTTGCATCAGGAGTTGGGTAAATGTGTACTCTTACTTTATCAATAAATCTTTCAACCCAATATTGATTAGGTGTTCCTTGTGATAATTTATTTGAAAAAGCAGCATAGGTAGATCTATCTACTTTTACCATTGGTGAATCAGACTGAGTTGTAGTATTATAGTTTTGTCTTAATTGTGCTTCTAAAATATCAGATATTCCATAAATACCATTTGTTGGAGTTGTAGTAGCACTTGTACCATCGGAACTTGCTCTAAAAAAATCATATTCAGCTTGTCCTTGAACAAGATCAATATTAGTATCAGCTATTTCCCAGTAATGAATACCTCTATTGCCCCATTCTTGAAGCATGATGTTTAAAGAACGTCTTGCTGTTTTTATATCATTACCAGAATAATCAAATCGACCTAAACGTTCATAAGCTTCAGTAATTATATCATCAATATAAAAATTTTTGTCGAACGTAGTTGTTCCAGAGGTAGTATTAGCCATTTATCCTCCTAAGCTGATAAATTAGGACCAGAATATTTATCTGTTAATAATGTATAAGCTGCAATGTTTGTTTTAGTTTTACAATAAATCCCTTTTGGAAATAAAATTCCATCTTCTGGAAAAGATAAATTAATTACATCTCCGTTTGGAACATCACCAATAAATAATGTAGTTCCTGAATTTGAAGTAGTTGTAAGTTCTAAAACACCTGCACCAACACCATCAGAAGCAATTATAATACCTCTTAGTCTTATTGGTTGTGCAACAATTGCAGTAGCACCTGCTGCTGCAGTTGATCTTGTAGCTTGTATATCACCTTTTGATGCCATAAGTTTTTCTCCTTAAATTTTTATGTGGGCCCTAAGGCCCACAAGAATTATTTATTAACTAGCGTCTGAAGAACCAGCAACACCGATGAACTTAAGTACAACAGTTGCACCAGTTGCTCCTGGGTCACCATCTAATACAACTTCAACTTCATCAGG